TGAAAGGGGATGATAGATAAGCGATGCCTGATTTCTCAGTCAGAGTGTATGTGCTCTCGTTTCCTCACTTCATCCGTCCCCTTGTTCATCGGTATACTCATCTCTCAACACGAATTTCCCCCCGTAGTCTAGGTCACAGTAACGGTGAATGTCTGATGGGTTTGCTAGCAAACCTCCGTTTTCTGTTGTAACTCGGTACTTCCTAGGACACGGTTCGGGTGTGGTGAATGCTATCCAACTGAAGATCAGGCCATTCACTATGAGTAGTGTTGCAGTAGGTATTATCATCGGTTTGTAAAAATCTGTCCTGTTGATATTAGTAATTTAGTCTTTACATCTTCTAAACTGAAAAATTTTTCGCTTAAATCGGCACCATTCAGAAAGGATTCACCGTTCCTGAACAATTCATATTGTCCTTTAGTACCTTCTTCAACTTGGCACGTATCAGGAAGCATATTATTAATTGAGGCGGAAAGCCTTTCCGCTTGTGGTCTGTAGTTTCAAGAACCACAGTACTTAATAGTCCACACTATTACCCCCTTTCTCTATGTTATAAAAATAGGTGTACCCACAGGTATACATAAATCCAAACGAACCACAGTGCTACTAACATCAATTTAATACTATATCCTCATCATCTTTATTATCATATCGGTCAATACGTTCTCTAATCACCTTCATTCTTTCCATCTTTGTATATTGATTCATCTTATGTATACCTACCTCCACTAGCTTCGCTTCATCATACATCTTCGCTTTCTGTAGGTGTGATATCAACTCTACTCCCTTTTCCTGTGTATCAATCCACTCTGTTTCCCATACCTTTTCATGATACCATACGTGTAGGAGACCGAGGAAACCTATCTCATCTTGTTTTGCTTCGAATGCTTGAAAAAGGTGGGTAATTCCCATAGACTGCAGGAAAGGAAATTCAGGAGAACGAGTAAAATTATCCATAAATTGCTTCTGCATCACGGTTCGGATTTCATTCCGATGATGTTGTATTAGCTGTGGATCCATCATCCGGATTCTGGTCCCGTTGCATCTTCACCTCTAACACATCCTAATGTATTATATCTACTCTGTCTCCATGTATGAGTTTTTTCGTTGTATCTCATCCATATTTGATTTCCACCCGAATCACAATTTTGTACATATAGTTTTCCGTTTATAGTAAACACCCCTGATTGCATGAAACCTTCAACCTTTGGTAGTGACTCTAAACTTTGTACCCATAATGGAGAATTAGGGGGCGCACATGAAGCAAGTAAGACAAGAATAGTAACTGTCAATATAACTTGGATTAGATTAAGGATAACTAAATTTAAAATTGTTTTTGTCATCTGATATATAATCTCAATTCATTAGTCCTGTGGACATTGTTGGTGAATAAGCGTCATCCCAAATTGCTGTAAGAACATCTCCAGCGGCTTGACTGTCAAGGACTAGAAAATCTCCGTAGTTGTCTATGATCAAATAGTTTCCACTATCGTCCTTGAATCGTCTTACAAGATAATTTCCTGTAATATCCACCTTTTCCGTTAGAGGGATAAGCTCCTTGTGCTTCTCAATGTTCATTTCTCTTTTCTGCATTGACCTGCCAAAACGTTTGAATTTTTGCTTTCTTAACACGCTCCACAATTAGTTTTCTTGCTTCTTTATTCTTACGATTCCATTCACGCGCTCTTTCAAGAATAATTTCCTTGTTCTTTTGGTAGTAAACCTTTAGTTTTTCTTTCCTCACCTCATCATTCTTCCACTTCTCTGCAAGTCTATCCTTATTCTTCTGGTAATACTTATTATTGGCTATAGATTTTTTCTCTTTTTTTGTCATAGTCATAATAGGCCCTCGGCTCCTGCTTTAGCTATGAAATAAGCATCTACTATATCACTAACGGGGTTTGTTATTTTGGTTGCTTTTGGAGTCAATCGTTCCTTAAGGTCTGTGGGAGTTAAAAGTTCATCAACAAAGGCTTCATACATCAACTCCTTGTTTGCATTACCCTTCCCTGTCGCAAATTTCTTAATGACAGAGGGTGGATAATTCTTAAATGGTATCCTTCCGAGCCACATTTTGTTTTTTAACAGTCCGGTATTCTCTGCTATTGAACGTACACCAGCCTGCGCTGCAGTAGCAAATGCATATCCTTCTATGAATACTTCATCACATCCTTGTATTAATGTCATAGTCCACGCAGAAAGTTTTTCATGTCTTTCTTCTTCTGTAGACCACTCGGGATATGGGTGAGCAAAAATATTACCTATCCCACACCCGGTGGAAAGTTGTTGCTGTCTTTTATTATTAAATAGATAATATAGCATACACCTATCAAAATCAAAATATCCACCATTTTCCTCTTTCTTGAAGGGACCTATATCTTCCTCATAGATACATATTGCAGGAGATGTTAGTGAATAATCAATCCCAGCTATCGTCTTCTGATTCATCATAATTTCTATTTTCAGCAACGGATTCAAGATAATGTCCACAAAATGGACACAATTCTAGACCCGACATATCTTCCGTTACAATGCTATATTCTTTATCACACCCATCACACAATATATTGATGTTTGCTGTACCGTCTTCCCATAAGATGTCTGTTGGCATTTAATCTTTCGTTTTCCAATTCCGTTTATGCTCATTCTCATCATCTGCTAATAATTCTATCAATTCTCTTGCACCAGGCAATCGTTGTTTTTCTGTATGATTCCATAACAATCTTTCACCAAACCATATTTTAAGGTCTTTATGTTTCGGTAATCCAGTAGTACAGGAAAAAACTTCCTCGTCTACCCCTGTATAATTACTAAGTTCTTCAGAAAGCTTTCTTGCTTCATTTTGCATACCATGTGCACTACCATTTGTTTGGATGATCCAAGCTCTCTTTTTTATTCGTGAAGCAACCCATTCATTTTTATTAAAAACTACTGACATTTATTCCATTTCTATATTGCAATGTATAATAATAGGAGAATTATTATGAAAAGTTCTACAACAAGCAAAGTATGATACCATACCCATCGTGTTTCATAGAGCTCTTCTTTCCCATCCTTAAGAGCTTTCGGATTTATTTTTACTGTTAAATATTCTTTAACTTCATCATACCACATACCCAATCTGTCTCTAATGTCCATTTACTCCTAAGATTATGGTGTTATACTATCTACGGTTCTTATATTTAGTGTAGATTTACGGCACAACTTGTGGAACAACTTGTGGAGAAATATCAACTATCTCACATCCCTTCTCTGAAGTACAAGCAAATTCTTGACTCGCACTAGTAAAATCTTGTGTTTCATGATCCGTTAAATGTGACCAATTAACCTTTTTTGGCATTTTATTTAACAATTCAGTATATTCTTCTTCAGTACAATCTTGATATGGTGCTTGTTTATATGTATGATCACTAAATGGTAAAAAACTAATGCCACTAATGTCATCAAAATTATCATATACCCAAGCGGAAGTGTTTACCCATTCATCTTCCTTGACAGATACAGTTACACTAGGTTTATGTTCACACCATTCTTTTGCATAAGTGTGCCATAAAGACAACTGCTTCCATGCAGTCATATCCTTCCTACAAATTGCTCCTTTAGGACTCTTTGCCGGAAATGAAAAGACCGATGTGTGTTCAGGTTTTGTGACATCAGGTTCATTAGGAAACCCTTCAGCCTTCATCATTCTACATAACGGATCTTTATTATCTGCTCTTACAGTCCTGATATAATAAGGATTATGTCGAGCATGAATACCAGAAGAGGAGTCAACCAGTTGTGAAACAGTCCCGGAAGGTTTCACACACGTAATAGAAGCACTACGTTCAATCCCCAATTTTTGTGCATATTCTTTATTAGTTTCTATTGCTACGTTTCTCAGGTCATTTAATAATTTCTTTATCGTATCCTTTGAACCATTGGTTAAGGGAGAGTCCATAATTCCGGTAAGAGATACTCCAAGAAGTCGTTCCTCTTCGCAATTTCTTTGCCACTCTCTGGAGAGGTATTTGAAACTAGTAAGGGTGGATTGAAATGTTCCAAGGATAGTTGCAATCCTAACTTTCTCTCTGAGAGATTCCCTAGTGTCGTTGTGTCTGATGACGACTTCGGAGAGGTTGCAGAATTCTCTGGATCGTAAAATGATTTCGCTGCAAGGATTTGTCCCGAAATCATCTCTTGCCACTCTTCTCTGAATGTATATGCCATGTTCGTCCTTTTCTCTAGTATTTAGATCATTTACATGATATTTACTTGCTAAGCTACTGTATATACCACGTTCTCCTGATTTAGAATCATAGAGAGATAACCACTCTCGCATGAAAGTTCCTGTATCAGGCTTTTCTTTATAATTAACTGAATTGTTAGCGAGTGCACGTTGTACGTTATCCTTATACCACTCACCATGTTTAGCAAATCTCATTTCACGGTCATTAAGGTCAGAAAGAGAAATAAGAGCAGACCTACGAACACCACCTACAACAACAATCTCTGCCGTCTTGCATACAATGTCGTGTGCTTCTATTGATTTTAGTTTTCTACCTACTGCAGTATTAAATGAAGCTACAGTAAAATTGAATAAGTCTACCAAAGGTGCTGGGCCTGATGCTCGTCCTCCGAAAGTCTTTAATGGTGCACCAGCAGGTCTAACCTTACTCACATCCCACTTTGGAATATGACCACCATATAGTAAAGATATCAGTTCTTTAAAGGCTCTTGCCCACCCCAATTTAGAATCAGCAACTACAATAGTAGTGTCTGTAGGATATAATTCTTCAGGAACCAATGGGAGTTGCTTCACATAATCTTCCTCTACCGAAAAACCAACTCCTGTACCATTCATCAGTATATAAAGAATTTCATCAAAGGATCTAACGTGATCTACCTTTATAAAAGCACAATTATAACCCGCAATATTTTCTTTTTCTAATGCTGGGCCAGCCGTCATTAAACATCGCATGGATGGCATGACTTTAAGTTCTTTTACTGCTCGCTCTAATTCAACTCTTTCACCATTTTCAAGTTTGAATTTATGTTTTTTTTGTAAATGTTCTGTAAAAAAATCAAAATATCTTTCAATTGTTTCATCCCAAGTTTCTCTTCGACCATTGACATAATCCCATCTGGCATATCTCGATAAATGTATAAATTGCTGGTATTCGGTAGGTAACATAATTTCTTTCTATTTTCTGAATATTCGGTTCGTTCTTCAATGGACATTTCTCCACTTTCTGGCTGCCCAATTTGCTTTCAATCCCTTCATAGTATTTTTATTTATAATTCTCAAGATTTCATCAATAGACAATCCATTCATAACTAAATCATTAATATCTTTGAACTTTTTCATTTTGTACATGTCTCTTAACTCGCTGAATTCAAACTGTTTTGGCCAGACAACCACTTCCCATCCATCATCTATAGCCTTCATCAATTTTTTAACAGTATGTTCATTTCTTGGTTCATTATCAAAGATGAGTACACACATCTCTTTATTAATTTTTATTGACTGGAGGTCTCCTCCAGCAACGGCAAGACAATTTGGTAGGAACATTGAATCAATTGGGCCCTCTACAATATATGTAGTACTCTCAGAATTCCATCTTTCTAGACCATAAACTTTAAGGCTTTCTTCAGAAACTTTAACAGTAATATATCGGAGTTCATGACTACCTAAAGCTCTACCTTGAGCAGCAATTAGGTTTCCTTCTGTATCATAAAAAGGAATAACCATTCTCGACTCTTCTCTACCTAAATTAGAATAATCGATTTCAGATATCGACATTGCCCACCCTCTAAAATCATCTGCATAATAAACCTTATCTATAAAAGAATTTGGCATCTTTCTACCTGAATAGAACAATCTGGCATGGTGATCACATGGAAGAGAGCCTATAGAGGGTAAGTCAATTGTAGTTGGTTTCGGTTTGAATTTTGGTGGTTCAAAATGAAACTCTGGCTCTATTGTCTTACGAGGACCCGTTTGACCTTGACTATATCTTTCCATTACATATTGTCCATGCAGGTGAGGATCAAGTTGCTTGATAAAGTTACCAAGAGAGGCACCATATCCACAATTATGACATTTCACAAACAAGTCTTGCTTCTTTGCATAAATGTACATTCGTTTCTTTGATCTATTCTTATGAGAATCACCACAAATAGGACATCGTGAATTCCAAAGATTTTGTCGAACCTGTTTGAATAGTTCAAGGCGGGAGGATATTAATCCTACGTATTTTTGATCTGTATATAAACTCATACTATATTATATCATGAAATATCAATAAGTCAAGTCAAGAAAATGTGGTATTTTAGTATAGTATAGACAAACCCTACAAAAAAGATTCCCATACCAATTTCGTGTACTCTTGTATTATTACTGAACACCATCGGTAACATAATTAAGAGCATAATAACTCTACCTAAAACCTTTAGCGAGTATAGTTCTCCCTGAAAGAATACAAAAAGATTTGCGATAAGAAGAACCTGTAGTGTCCATGCTAATCCTAATATAACTCTATGATTTTTGTAATAGTAATCACGTAAATTATAAGCCTTCCCTTCATGATCTTGTGGAGCAATTACCTCACTTATCATGTAAAATAGGAATGGTACTGTTAGAAATAAGAAGAAGGTGAAGAGGTTCCACCCCTCATTTGGAAAATATTCTAAATTGTTTAGAGGATAAGCAGTCCACCAAAATAGTATATTAGTGAAAAAGGTTATAAAACAAAATATTGAATGTGGCCAATAGAATATAATATCATCATCTGGCTCATCATTATAATTTTTTGCCAGTAATGAAACCATGTTTAACATCAACCTCACTAAACCCAAAGCTAATATTAAAAAGGCGACTGGTGCAATATGTGAAAAGACCATTCATTTCCCCTCTTATCTCTTTTTTTGTTCTAATTCCCTTGCTATCCACATTTTTGCCGCAGGTTTACTTGGTGGGCGTTTCATAATCTTCCCAATTTCACTAAAGGCTTTTCGATATACATCTTCTCCAGCTCTATTGTTGATAATTTCAACAAATCCATTAGAAAACATATTAGAAAGTCCTTGTTTAACTGATTGTACCTCTTCCCATGTTTTTACAACAACCTCGTCAAGAAGTTTTCTGGATCTTTCAGAATTTTGTTGAAGAGCAATATCAAGAGATGTATTGACAAATATCATATAGGAATCATAACCAACTTCATGTAGTTTGTGTCTTTTCATAGTAATTTTTCGTAGATCCTTGGCAGTTCCATCAATGATTAATCCTAATCTACCGTGTATCCATAACTGCTCTCTTTTTAAAGTTATCTTTTTTGCTTTTGCTCTAATACCCTCTTTTTTCTCTGTTTCTATATCAGTATATGACCTCATATTGAGAGACATTTCTGCCTTCATCAAACCATATTCTAATTGTTCATCTGAATTGACAACTTTCAATCCATAAGGACCCGTCTTGCCTGGCTTAAGTTTATTCATGTCTTCATGCCATTCAAATTTACCAGCAGCAGAGCCTGTTGCCTTTTCTGCTGAATATGATTTACCAGAACCAGCACCACCTGCTAGGAAGAATGCTTTAAAGATTCCAGGATCATATACACCTTCTAAGAGTTCTTGTTTAAAGTCTCCGAATCTCATATCTCCGATCTCGTAACTTGCATTATTTTTGTTTTGTGAGCTTCTAAAATTTCAATTCTATTAGGCCATTTTATGTATTCTTTGGTATCACCATCCTTCTGTAAATTTGCTATTAATGGGAAAACCAATTTCTCTATAGCTAACATACGTGCCTTATATGTTTTACTTAAATCTTTCTTTCTCTCTTCAATCTCTTTGACTACTGTTGACATATCCTGTGAAGATTTTTGAAGACTCTGTACTGCTTCCAACTGTTCCATCTTTAGAATCTTTTGGATGTCTTTGTCCATAAATTCCATCTTCTCTAATATTGGGGTTAAATCTGGCGGTTCTGCTGTCACAGTTGCTGCCGCATCTGCTAATCCGTCTAACTTACCTGAAGTACCCTCTAATAGACTTTCAAGACTTTCTAATTTCAATATCTTGTCAATCTTTGGTGACATACTTTCTAAGAACTTCATGATCTCATCTTGTTTTCCTACTGACTTTTTTGCTTCTGAAGAAGCAATTCTTGAATCTCCTGTTGCATCATTAAGCTGCGCCAGGATATCTGCTGTCGTTTGTGCACGTTCTTCATCTTGTTCTAATGCAAGAATCTTATCCAATTTCGTTGAATTAGCAGCTAATGCGTTTGCAAAAGATTCTTGTTGCTCTTGAGAAAATCCAAACTCTGAACTCGGTAAATCTTTTTGGGCAGCCAAATGTGCCATGATTTGTTCTATCTTAGAGTCCATTGATGCTAACGCTTCTGGACTTGCAGAACCTCCACCTCCGGTGTTTTCTCCATCAGTCTGGTCTGCTTCGTATTCATCTGCTGTTACAGCACTGAATCCAAAATCAACTAATTCTTCTTCTGCCATTATGTTCTCCTACTTCTTTTTATGTTTATGCTTCATATTTGATACCATCCCGTTCTTCAAGAAGCATTCTATTCTTCATATGTTCTGCTTCAATTTCTTCTTTACTTCCGCCAGTATATCCTACTGCATAACCTTGTTCACACATCCATTTGTTTACATTGGTCCAGCCTGAAAATTCTTGTCCATCGGCGGTACAGTTGATCCAAAGTTCTCCGAGAATTCTTCCGAATTTACCTCTACTGTCGGCTTCTGGGCATCGTAATTTAATTTCAATATCATCTCTGTCCGACATAACCGCCCAATGAACCCATGATTTAAGGGCGGCCGATGAGAGTTTTCCATAAAACTTTTCTGCCAAATCACGAGTTCTTGATTCTGGTGTATCGATTCCCAACAAACGGATTCGTCCACAATACCTAACATCGAACCCAAGATCAATAACTGCGTCAACAGTATCTCCATCTACTACTTTCTCTATTGCTGTTATGTCATAAGTAAATTCACACGGTTCATCATTTATATAATTCGCCATAATATCCTTTCAATTGGTTAATTATTTTTTTTCTTCTTCTTCATCCTCTGCCGGTATAGCTGTTGCATCTTCTGCTACTTTACCAACATCATCTATTATTCTATCTAATTTTTTAAATATTCTTTTTTCCAAATGGGGTAGTAATCTGATACCACTATACCCAAACAAAAATGCTATTCCTAGTGCCGTATATGGCCCGAATTCAAATTGTTCCATTAATGCAGGTATTGCAAATTCTGCGGCAATCCAACCTACTGCGACTGAAAGTAGGAGGTTTTTTGCTTCCATTACCCAACCTGTCCATTTGTGAACTAATCCATTAGTCAACCCACCGCAACCTGATGCGAATACACAACACCACTTTGCGCCAAATAACGCTAATAGAGTCTCCATTTATTCTTTTCTCCCGTTGTTATTGTTTTTTGTACTATTTATATTTCGTTTTGATTTCACCCTTACAAAATATGTAGTCCATCCCCCCTTTGATCTTTTTTTCTTATTAGGATCATGTTGAGAGATTACTTGTCCATGATTATCATAACGTATTGTAAGGAAGGTTTCTAATTCAAAATCTCGATGCACAGTAGATAATAGGTAATCAACTTTTTCTTTATTGCTTAGACTAATATCAATCACGATCTGAATTGCCCCAATTTCTACCGGGATGTCCGGGCGAAACGCCCACTTGTGCGAATCTAATTCGTAATTCTGTTAATGATTTTTCTAATTCATCTATTTTTTTATATCCAAGTGCAATATCTTTATTAATTTGGGGTATTTCTGAATCTTCTATTCGGTGTTGTACTCTGTCTAAATCCATGACTGTCACGAATATCCATGATATACTCCCAACTAACGCTACCGTAACAATTGG